AAAAGAGTCAAAAATTTCTATTAACTTTGCAAGATATAGTAACAAGGGAAGTATAAGCCAAATTATAAAATAAATGAAGGAGCCTATTGTATTAATAAACCCTGTAACTTTTCCTAATCAACTAGCAACAGATAGCCAAAAAGCTACGGAGGAATATGGTTTACAGGTAGGTCAGGCTATTCAGTACGAATGGTTTAAGAGGACAGGTAACACATGTAGATATTACAATCAATGGGTAGAGTTTCACAAGTTAAGGCTATACGCTAGAGGTGAACAACCAGTAGATAAGTACAAGTCAGAATTGGCTGTAGATGGTGATCTTTCTTATTTAAACTTAGACTGGACACCTGTTCCGATAATTCCAAAATTCGTTGACATAGTAGTTAACGGAATGTCTAACAGATTATTTACCGTACAAGCATACGCACAGGATGCACTTGCATCAGATCAGCGAATGGAGTATCAGCAGATGATAGAGGCTGACATGGTAGCTAAGGATTTCTTAAATCAATCAAAAGAATTATACGGTATTGATGCATTCAATACTAGTGCAGAAAATTTACCAGCTGATGATCAAGAGCTACAGCTACATATGCAGTTGGAGTACAAACCTGGTATAGAGATAGCAGAAGAAGAGGCTATAAACACAATACTTGAGGAGAATCATTTCTACGATGTTAGAAAAAGAGTAGACTACGATATATGTACTATTGGTATGGGCTGGTTAAAGCATGAGTTTTTAGCTAATGCAGGTATTAAAGTAAGCTACGTAGATCCAGCTAACTTAGTGTATAGCTACAGTGAGAGTCCAACATTTGAGGATTGTTTCTACTTTGGAGAGGTTAAAAGAGTTCCAATAACAGAGCTATTAAAAATAAATCCAGATTTAACTAGAGAAGATTTAGAAGAAATTTCACAACTTAGCTCAAGCTGGTATGGTCACTATGGTATACTAAATCCATACAGAGATAGTTTATTTGAAAAAGATGTTGTTTGTTTACTATACTTCAACTATAAGACAGATAAGAAGTTTGTATACAAAAAGAAGTATATGGATAACGGCGGTGAGAAGGTTATAAGAAAGGATGACTCCTTTAATCCACCACCACAGGCTGAGGAAAGATTTGAAAAAATAGAAAAAAGAATAGACGTTTGGTATGAAGGCGTTATGGTATTGGGTAGTGGAAAGCTACTTAAGTGGGATCTTGCCAAGAATATGGTTAGACCTAAATCAGCATCTCAGTATGCTACACCTAACTACATTGGCGTTGCTCCTAGAATGTATAAAGGGGTGGTTGAATCATTAGTAAGACGTATGACTACGTTTGCTGATTTGATACAAATGACACACTTAAAGCTACAGCAAGTTATATCAAGAGTAGTTCCAGACAGTGTATATATTGATGCTGATGGATTAAATGAGGTTGATTTGGGTACAGGAGCTGCATATAACCCAGAGGACGCACTAAGGCTTTACTTTCAAACAGGTAGTGTAATAGGTAGAAGTTTTACTCAAGATGGTGAGTATAATCACGGTAAGGTTCCTATTCAAGAATTATCTAGTAACTCAGGACAATCTAAAATTGCTAGTTTAATAGGTACGTATAATCACTACCTTAGTATGATTAGAGATGTAACAGGGTTAAACGAAGCTAGAGATGCTTCTACTCCTGATCCCAATTCTTTAGTTGGCTTACAAAAGTTAGCGGCATTAAATTCAAATACAGCTACAAGACACATACTTGATGGTAGTTTATATATTACTAGACGATTAGCAGAGGCGTTATCTTGTAGAGTTTCTGATGTATTAGAGTACTCAGCAACTAAGGAAGAGTTTATAAACCAGATAGGAAAGTATAATGTAAATACCTTAGAGGATATAAAAGATTTATACCTTCATGACTTTGGTATTTTTATAGAGGTATCTCCAGATGAAGAAGAGAAGGCACAGCTAGAGGCTAACATTCAGGTTGCGTTAAGTAGAGACCAGATCACACTAGAGGATGCAATTGATATAAGACAGATTAAAAATATTAAGATGGCTAATCAGTTGTTAAAGGTCAAGAGAAAGAATAAGGAGAAGAAGGATGTAGAAAGAGAGAATGAGAAGATGCAGATGCAGGCTCAGATAAATGCTCAGTCATCACAAGCGTCAGCTCAGGCTAAGATGCAGGTGTCACAGGCGGAGACTCAATCTAAGATTCAGGTAAAACAAGCAGAGGTTGCTATTGAGATAGAGAAGATGAGTGCAGAGGCTGCTCTTAAAAGAGAACTAATGCAGGTTGAGTTCGATATGAATATGCAACTTAAGGGTATAGAATCTCAGGCTGTAGCACAAAGAGAAGAAATGAAAGAAGCTGCTAAAGATAATAGAGTATCTATTCAAAATACACAGCAATCAAAACTAATACAACAAAGAAAGGATAATTTACCACCGATCAATTTTGAGTCTAATGAAGATTCCTTAGATGGATTTGATTTAGCAGAGTTTGAACCTAGGTAATTATATTTAAAAAAAATCCTTAATTTTGTACTTAATTAATTAAATCAAATAAAATGTCAGAGTTTAAAGTAAGAGAAGTATCTAGTGTACCTGAAAAGTCTAAGGCTGAAATAGAAAAGGAATTACTAGAAAAACACGAAGAGCAATTTCAAGATGGTGCTCCTAAAGAGGAAACCACTGTAGTTGCCAAAGAAGAAATTAAAACTGAAGAATCTAAAGAAGAGGTTAAGCCTACTGAAGAGATTAAGTCAGAAGAAAAAATTGAAGAAGAGGTAGTTAAGGAAGACTATCAAATTGGAGATGAAGACGTTCTTTCATTTATTAAAAATAGATACAGTAAAGAGATAAACTCTTTAGATGATTTGTTTGAACAAAAGGAAAGCAATGAGAAACTTCCAGAGGATGTTTCGGCTTATCTTAAATTCAAAAAAGAAACTGGTCGTGGATTCCAAGACTTTGTAAACCTTAATAAGGATTATGATAGTATGGGAGACGATCAACTCTTAGCAGAGTATTGGTCTCAATCTAAACCACACTTAGATGCTGAGGATATTCAGTTCGAACTAGATAATAGATTCGGATATGATGAAGACCTAGCAGATGATAAGGAGAAGAGACAGATTAATATAGCTAAGAAAGAAGAACTTGTAAAAGCTAAGAAGTATTTAAATAATCAAAAGGAACAATACGGTGTGCCACTTGAGTCAAGTAGTTCATTCGTTTCTGAAGAGGAGCAAAGTGACTACGAGGCTTACAAGAAATATGTTCAAGAATCGAACAGTATGCAAGAGCAGAATGTAAAAAGACAGGAGTATTTTACTAAAAAGACTAACGAATTATTTTCTACAGATTTCAAAGGTTTTGGTTTTAAGGTAGGAGAAAAGGAAATGGTTTTTAATCCAGGTAATGTGGATAAGATGAAAACTACTCAGTCTGATATAACTAATTTTATCAACTCTCATGTGAATGAGGATGGTTTTATTAAAGACGCTGCTGCATATCATAAGTCATTAGCTGTTGCTATGAACTCTGAAGCTTTCGCTAAGTTCTTTTATGAGCAAGGCAAAGCAGACGCTGTTAGTGATATAACTAAGGAAGCTAAAAACGTGGATATGCCCGTTAGAAAAGCTCCTGAAAGTATTAGTAAGGGTGGATTCACAGTTACAGCGGTAGGTAATGATCACGGTTCGGGACTAAAAATAAGAAGTAAAAAAAATAAAAACTAAAACTAAAACTAAAAAAAATGGCAGGTTCAATAACAGGTGCCGCTGGACAACCAGCGTTAACACCATCGTCAAGCAAGGCAGCATTGCCTTCAAATTATATTACAAATTTTGATTTTTTAAATCAATACTTACCAGACACTTACGAGAAAGAGTTTGAAAGATATGGAAACAGATCTATCAGTGCTTTCTTGAGAATGGTTGGTGCAGAAATGCCTACTAACTCTGACCTTATTAAATGGGAAGAGCAAGGTAGACTACATACAAAGTTTCAAGGAGTAACTCTTGGTACTTACGTTGGTAATGAGGATGTTCAGACATTAACATTTGCTGCTGCTCATAACTTAAGAGTAGGACAAACTATTGTTATTTCTGACGAAACAGCTGGTTCAGCTCTTAGCAATAAAGCTATCATTACTGATGCGCCTACAACTACTACAGCTACTGTAGCTTATTACGAAGCTTCTCAAGCTGGATATGCTGCTGCAAGTACAATGACTGTGTTTGTTTATGGTTCAGAGTTCAA